CATATCTGGTGATGGCATGGGCATACAATCCCTTTGGTGGTGATGGTTCAGCACCAGCAACAGCGAGGTAGTGATGTTTAAAACAAGTGATGGTCAGGTCATCCGCGCTGGGCGCTCATGGTCACAAGACGGCATAACCCATCCAAGGAACTGGCACATTTGGAGCGCAGAATATAAGGCATCTCTAGGTATTACCGAGATTGTAGAAGGACCGCACCCCGATTCTAGATTTTACAAGTGGTCGCAGAACGAAGATTTGAGTTACAATCAAACTGAAAAGTCTTTGAGTGATGTTCCAGCAGTGGATAGGGATGGCAATGCGGTCAACGATGCTGACGGCAACCAAATTATTTACGACGGGCTGAAAACCATCTGGATCAACCAGACTAAAACTACGGCGAATACGTTGCTTGCTCCAACCGACTGGCAAGTGATCGCCAAGGCAGAACGGGATCGAGCCATTGACAGCGATGTCGCCGCATATCGCGCTGCGGTACTTAGCGCTTGCACCACAATCGAGGGAGCTATCATAGGTGCAGCAGATATGTCTGCCTTCAAAGTTCTGTTTGATACTCCGGTAGGTGGAAACGCACCAATACACGATTGGCCCGAACAAGGGGGTACAGACTAATGGCCTCTACATTCACAACTAACTTCGGCTTTGAAGCTGTTGCCACAGGCGACCAAGCGGGTACGTGGGGGACAACCACCAATTTCAATCTCGACATTCTGGATCGTATTGCCTCTTACAAGGCCGTTACCTTATCGGATGCGTCTACGGCGACCCTAACGGTTCGAGAAGCGTCCCCAGGAGAAGCCACTGAAAATCTACAAGACGGAATGTTCCGTGTAATTAAGTTCACGGGTGCTTTAAGTCAACTCTGTACTATTACGATTGCTCCTAATACTACCAAAGCATGGTTTATTTTTGAGAATGCAACCACGGACGCTGGTTCCAGTGGTCCTTATTCCATTGTTTTTAGCCAAGGCTCTGGCGCAGATGTTACGTTACAAAACGGCAAGAATGTAATTGTCTATTGCGACGGGGCTGGGAGTGGAGCCGTCGTTGCGAACGCTCTTTCTGATATTCAAGTAACTACCCTGGAAGTAACAGGAACCTCTGCTTTGGACGGAGCGGTGACTTCTTCTGCCGGTATTACGACAGCAAAAGAGGACAGTGGCACGAATACAGTGCTAAATCCTCTTATTGTAAAAAGAACGAGTAGTGGCACACCAGCCGCTGGAATTGGTACGGGCATTGAATTTACGACGGAAACCGCTGCGGGTAACAATGAAATAGGGCATACCATTCAATCCGTCACCACTGATGTCTCCTCTGGGGGGGAAGATTTTGACTTGGTTATTAATACCATGGTCGGTGGTGCGACAGCCGCTGAGAAAGCTCGTCTTACGAGCGCGGGTGTATGGACCGTGGACTCCATTACTTCTTTAGCCACAAACGGCGATCTTACCCTGGCTGGCAACGGCACAGGGGTCCCGGATCTGGAATCTGGGTTCAAGGTAAACGGCTCTGCTGGAGTACCGACTGCTTCTATTCAAGACAACGCGGTAACCATAGCCAAGATGGCTGGATTAGCCAGAGGTTCTATTATTTCCGGGGACAGCAGCGGAGATCCTGCGGCATTAGCTGTTGGATCCGCGAACACGGTTCTTCAATCTGATGGAACGGATGCTTCCTATGGAACGGTAGCTACCGCCATGATTGCGGATGATGCCGTAACCTTGGCAAAGGTGGCGGATGATGCGGTGGGAGTAGCCCAACTAAGTGCGACAGGTACGGCCTCTTCGAGCGTTTTCTTGCGAGGCGACAATGCTTGGGCGGCGGCAGCGGATAACTTTGCTTCTTCTCTTTTGCATATACGAGATGAAAAAGCAGATGGAACTGTTGCTCAAAGTCTTAGTAGCGGAAGTTGGACCAAACGAGAGCTAAACACTGTAAAAACTAATGAGATAACGGGAGCTTCTGTTTCTTCCAGTACCATGACTATCCCTGCTGGAAGTTACTATATTTCTTGTTCTGCCCCCGCTGACTCATGCGATCTTCATAAGTTACGATTACAGAATACCACAGATGGAACTACTTTACTCGTTGGTGTGAATGCAGATGACGGGGGTCTAAATACTACTTTAGCAACTATGGATGGACGCTTCACGCTTTCAGGGTCTAAGTCCGTTGAGTTGCAACATCGTGTAAGCACCAGTGGCACGGGTGGTGTAGCCTGTACTTTTGGTGTTGTTGAAGTATACGCGGATGTACAGATTTGGAAGATCTAAATGCCGTTAACCAAGATTACTTTTGTTCCGGGGGTTAACAAAGAGGCTACTTCCTATGCCAGTGAAAACGGATGGTTTAACTCGAACCTTATTCGTTTTCGCAAAGGTCGCCCTGAAAAGATGGGGGGCTGGACCCGACTTAGCTCCGATACAATAGAAGGCACTACACGATCTCTGCACATATGGTCGGCGCTCGATGGGGCTAACTATATGGGGGTAGGTACAGACAGCAAATTCTATGTGGAGGAAGGTGGTGCGTATAACGACGTAACCCCGGTTCGTAGAACTGCAACGCTTGCCAGTAATCCCTTTACAACGGGGGATGCAGGAAGTGCCGTAGTAACCGTTACAGATCCCGGCCATGGAGCGGTAACCAATGACTTTGTGACCTTTTCCGGTGCAACTACGACAGATGGAATTACTGCTGCTCAACTGAACACCGAGCACCAGATCACGATTATAGACGCCAACAGTTACACTATTACTACGGCTGGTTCCGCTTCTTCCGGGGACACAGCAGGAGGGGGAACCCCAACGGCTATTTACCAGATCAACTCTGGTTTGACGGTCAGTGTAGGAGGTATTGGTTTTGGTGCCGGTCTTTTTGGTGGCCCAACTTCTACTTATTCCCAGACCACGCTCAATGGTCTTATTTCAGATTCCGCTACCTCTATTATTCTTACAAGTGCAACAGATTTTGAAACCGCTGCCAGCACACTTAGTGCCAACGTCACTCTTACCAGTGACTCGATTTCTCTTGCCTCCGGTAGTGCGTTCCCGGACAAAGGAACCATTCTTGTTGGAAGTGAGAAGATACGATACGGAACGAAGACCGATAACGTATTGAGTGACTTAACTCGAAACACCGATGGCACCACTATCGCAACCCATAGCAGCAGTGCTGCTGTTACGTTTGTGGGTCTGATCCAGATCGAAGATGAGTTAATCCAGTATACGGGGAAAACTTCCCAGACGCTGGATGCGGGAGTGGTGAGAGGAGTTCGAGGAACTACGGCAGCGGCTCACGCTGATGCCACGATTGTTAAAGAAGCGAACGACTTCACCACTTTTGGTGGAGCTACTGCCAGTACGTCCACTTTGCAGTTGAGGCTTTGGTCACAGGACAACTGGGGGGAAGACCTTGCCTTTTGCCCCGTAGACAGTACTCCTTACTATTGGGACAAGACCTTGGGGTTAGGTGCTCGTGCTACTACTTTTGCATCCCAGACGGGTGCTTCTGATGCACCCACTATCACCCATCAGATCATGGTTTCAGGTGCAGACAGACATGTAGTTGCGCTTGGCTGCAATGCTCTGGGAGAAACTACTCAAGATTTGTTGATGGTTCGCTGGTCAGATCAGGAGTCTCCTTTTGATTGGACTCCTACGGCTACCAACACATCAGGAAGCCAACGTCTGTCTACAGGGTCCGAGATTATAGCGGCCCAAAAAACAAGACAGGAAATTCTAATCTGGACCGACGTGTCCCTCTACAGCATGAGGTTTACCGGCCCACCCTTTACGTTTGGGTTTGCACTGGTGTCCAACAACATCTCCGCCATCTCTCCCAATGCCGTGGTTGCCATAGGGGACCGTATCTTCTGGATGGACCGCGAGAACTTCTACACCTACACGGGACGTGCCGAAGTGATCCCATGCACGGTACTGCGGTACATCTTCGATGACATCAATCTGGCGCAAAGCCGTAAGTTCTTTGCTGGGGCCAACCGCATGTTCAACGAGATCTTTTTCTTTTATGTGTCCTCCGATGCCACGGAAATAGACCGCTATGCCAAGTTTAACTACACCGAAAATACATGGGATATTGGTACACTGTCGCGTACCGCATGGGTGGACTTTGGTATTCACGACAATCCCAGAGGAGCGGGGGCCGTGAGTTCCGTTGAATACATCTATAACCATGAGAACACAGAGAACGATGACGGAAGCGCGATGGAATCCTTTATCGAGTCTGCCGATTTCGATATCGGAGATGGCAACGAGTTCCTGTTTGTCAGCAAACTTATTCCAGATGTCGTAGTAACGGGAACAGATGCCGAGGTTGGTTATGTTATCAAAACAAGGTCCTTCCCTGGTGACAGTTTGGTGACCGAAGCTTCTGCGACTATCACTGCCACTACCCAACAGTCCGATATCCGCTGCCGTGGAAGAAGTGCTACCCTTCGCGTATCCAGCGCCAAGACAGACACCTCGTGGACTTTGGGTGATACACGCCTCTCTGTCCGTCCAGATGGGAGAAGGTAATGCATCCTTGCTTGACCACTCCTTTCCCAATGGTTCCAGAGGAATACGACTTCAATACTTTTGCCAGGATTATGAGAGATTTGGAAATGGCCCTGACCAAGTTCGATTTTCCAGCCGTAATGAGCGGGGAAGACGATACCAAGGGTCTTAGCTGGTTTATGGACTAGAAATGGCTTCAGCGTACAAAAATATAGGTACTTTGGTCGGTTCGACGGGGGATGTTACAATATATACCTGTCCTACCGCGACAGAAGCGATTGTAAAGGTTATAAATCTGTATAATAGTCATAGCGGGAACGTTATTGTTTATCCTAAGATCAATGACAGTTCTGCCTCGGTTTTGGTAATTCTGGATAAGGCTACCATAAGCACCGAAACCAACACGTCCCTCACCGGGCCTTTCGTTCTGGAAGACGGCGATACGCTACAACTCAATTGCGACGTGGCTTCAAAAATCTACGCTTTCGCCAGCGTGTTAGAGGTATCCTAATGCAATATTCCCAACCTAAACATCAAGGTGATCCCACTATAGCCTCATTGGCCAATGGTCTGGGGACACTTGGCCGATACGGCGACAGTTACATGGTTCACGCTGCGGAAGGCGAGACCGTCGTTCCGGCAGAGATATTGGCGGCAAATCCAGAACTCAAGAACCAGTTGTTCTGGCAAATGCGGATGATGGGCATCAAGGATCCAAATCGCTACGTGGTTGGCAACACCCTGAACTCCATCAACCCTGTTACGGGGCAGCCGGAGTTCTGGTTCAAAAAGATATTCAGAGCTGTAAAGAAGGTATTCAAGAAAGCATTACCCGTCATCGCTCCAATCGTGGGCAATCTTATTGCCCCAGGCATTGGTGGGATTATAGCGTCTGGCTTGGTAACCAAGCTACAGGGAGGATCGTGGGGTGATGTCTTAAAGAGTGCCGCCTTATCC